AACGTCTGGACGGATGGCAATAATATAAGGGCAGAGCATGGGGCTATACAGAAGACCCCCGGCTATAAGGAGGTTATGGCNTCNTGTCCGGTTGCGCCTTATCATATTGTTAATCTGGAGGTTGGCTCGTCCAACTACTGGATCATAGGTGGGCTGGCTAAGATATACGTTCACGACGGATCGTCATGGACTGACATAACCAGAACGTCTGGTGGCGATTATTTAGAGGGATAAAAAATGGCACGTGACTGGTTTAATGCAGTAGGAGACTGGAACTCCAATACAGAGTCATGGGAGGGTGAGGCTGAATTTCCTGCAAAGGCAGATTTAACTTTAACTGGTCATATACCGCAAAGGAGTTTAGGCACAGTTATAATTCCCTCTGTTGGTGCAGTGGAGATTATTTCTACTTATAGTTGGGAAACTTATGGTGGAACTTGGGCTGCTGCTACAACAGATTGGGAAACTAATCCAAGTATTCCGTTGGTCACTGTTGGATTAAATGAACTTCCCGGTTATGCTACTTTAACTATAACTGGTTTCGGCCCAGACGTAGATATTAAACGGCTGTATTATGTGCCGTCAGCGTCAATGACTACTACGTTGTATATACCTTATGCATTTGCGGGGCATATGGCTTTTCCGGGCGCGGGTACTTTAGACCTAAATCCCGATAAAGTTGTTTGGGATAACTGGGTTGGAGATTGGGATTCTGCCACAGAAACATGGAATAGCCTTGTAGATACTAGACCCACTATAGGCCATACATTTAGTTTTGATCCAACTACAGGAGAACTTGTTCTTGCTGGACAGCAGCCCGATCCACAGCATAGAGCGCCAAAATTCTTACCATCAGTGCAGGTAATATAATGTCAAAGAAAGAAACCCAGTTTAATTGGTCAGAGTTGTGTTATAAAGTGGACCCGGAGTTGAGTGCACCAGTAAAGCAGTATGTTTTTGATAATGGTAATAAGGTTTTTTATAAGCCCAAGAAAAGGATAAAGTATGGAAATCGAAAGAGCGGACGTTAGAACAGGTCTTGATCATACAACTGCCAAGAACGTGGCAGAGCATCTTGACAAGAAATATCCCGGATGGTTATGGGCTGTTCATGTAATGGATGGAGTTGTTACAGTAAAGTCCATGCTTTTGTCTGGTAATTGGGGATTTGTTCTTCACGAAGATAAGATTGATAATGATTACCGAGCAGTTACATTGGCGGGGGGGGAGATTCTAGAGAGGTATAGGCAAAAAACCAATGGGTTTAATCAAGAAAGATACATGGACCTTACGATGGATTACAAGGGTCAATTAGATGGGGACTTTAGTCCGGGGACTGCTTAATGTCTTTAATGAATCCACAACCGCCCCTTAATGTGGGGATAGATTCAGTCAATACTATTGAATCGGAGGCGCCAAAAGAGGATAAGTGGATTAGGATAGCCAGACAGATTTATGATGGTTCTACTGATTACCTAGATGCTAATTTAAGATTTCAATGGGAAAAGAGTTTATCTTTATTTAATAGTAATCATCCTCCGGGTTCTAAATATAACACCTCAGCGTACGAAAAGAGATCTAAGTTTTTTAGACCTAAGACTAGAACTGCTGTAAGGAATCTTCAAGCTGCGATGACCGTTGCATTCTTTACGAATGAAGATGTAGTTAGTATTGAGCCAGCAAACTCTAATGATGAAATTCAGGCTGCGGCTGCAGTCGTGGCTCAGTCTATCATGCAATACAGATTGACCAATACTATTCCTTGGTTTCAAACAATGGTAGCCGCTTTGCAGGATGCGGCTGTTCAGGGTGTGTGTATATCTCATCAGTATTGGGACTTCCATGAGGCAAAAGAGTCTTACATAGAGGTCGATAATAAAAATGAGCCCATCATGAATGAGGAGGGTGAGCCTCAGATTCATGAGCAAATAACAGCTATAAAGGATCGTCCAGTTATAGAGCTTATTTCCCCGGAAAATATAAGAATTGATCCGGCGGCTGATTGGGCAGATCCAATAAAGTCTTCTCCCTATATTGTTCATCTTATTCCCATGTATCTTCAGGATGTAAGGGAAAAAATCAAGTCCGGGGAATGGCTGGATGTCACTGATGAGGAATTGCTTTCTACAACTGATCAGTCCGAGCAGGACAATACTACTCGATTGGTTAGAGATGAACCTAGAATGGACCCCAAAGAGAATGAGGCAGAGTATGGGGAGCTAAAAGATTTTTGGATAATTTGGGTACACAAAAATATTGTTAAGGTGGATGGGGTAGACCACTGTTACTTTACCGCTGGCACAGAGGTCATGCTCACAGATGCTAAACCGTTAAGGGAAATGTTTCCTTGGCTAAGGGATGAGGAGCGTCCTTATGTGATGGGCGCTGTTAATCTAGAGGCGCACAAGACATATCCATCAGGAACGGTGGAGTTAACAGAAGAACTTCAAGCGGCGGCTAATGATATATGGAACCAGCGGTTCGATAATGTTAAATTAGCCATGAATAAGCGGTATCATATACGCCGTGATAGGAACATTGATCTTGATGCATTATTTAGATCTGTTCCGGGTGGCGCGGTCGAGATGGATGATCCTGATACAGATGTGAGGATTGTTGAAACTAGAGATGTTACTGGGTCTGCATACGCAGAGCAAGATCGAATAAATATGGACTTCGATGAGTTGCAGGGTAACTTCTCAACGTCAACTGTTCAGGGTGCTAGGAATTTGAATGAGACAGTGGGTGGGATGAACTTACTTGCTGGCTCCAGTAGCACTATTGCTGAGTACACGCTCAGAACTTTTGCCGATACATGGGTAGAGAAAACTCTCAAGCAACTTTTACGCCTTGAGCAATACTACGAGACAGATTCAATCATCCTGTCTGTGGCTGGTGAAGCCGCGCAACAGCAGTTTGCAAAATTTAAGATGGATGAAATGATGGATGAACTGCTCCGGCAGGATGTTCTGTTAAAGGTCAACGTGGGATTGAATGCGACAGATCCAATGAAGAGAGTTCAAAACTTATTATTTGGTGTTAATACATTGGCACAATTTCCGGGTGTTGCGGAAAAGATAAACTTGCCAGAATTAACAAAGGAAATATTCGGTCAACTTGGGTTCAAGGATGGGTCAAGATTCATTCTGTGGGATGCGGAAGAAGATCCGAGGATGGCTGAGATGGAGAAAGCGCTACAAGAACTTCAGAATATAATTGCTACAGATCAGCAGAAGACGCAGGGAAGAATGCAGATCGAGCAAGTGAAGTCCGTTGGTGATAAGGAAGTTGCTCAAATTAAGGCTCAAGCAGATCTTCAAAGAGAGCTAATAGGGCAACAAACTGATATTCGAGAAGCGCAAATCAAGCATCAAGACTCTGTGACTAAACGCGGAGAATTGTTGCTTCAACGAGAGGCTCTCTTGAGTGAGATGGACGACAAAGAAATAGAGAGAGAGCTAGAAATACGAGCCGGAGGGAAGGCTGGAACCATTGAAAGAGACAGATACAATAAGATTCCGTTTGCTGTGGGGTAAGAATGGATTACTATAATCCCAGCGATTTGAACGCTGAAGATCTTATCAAACGGGTCCGTATAGGACACGCCACAGAAGAATTTATAAGAACTCCTACTGGATTGACAATTGCAGGAAGGGCTATCAGTGATTACCGTGAGGGTATTGAAGCGTTTCAAAAGATGGCAATGCAGGAGTGGGTGGGTTCTTCAGAGGAAGAACTTCAACAATACCGCAAAATCTCAAACAATCTCGCTACCCCGCTAAAGTTACTCCATTGGTTGGATGCGATAATAACCGATGGAGATAATGCGGAAGCGATTGCAAAATATAGAGAGGCGGGAGACACATGAAGGAAGACTGAGAAATGGCAGATAAAGATGCTACCCCAGAAGTGGATGCAACTGAAGAAGAAGTAGCGCAAGGATATAGAGACGATGCTGAGGAGGTTACTGAACCGGAAATCTCTGAAGAGGAGTATGTATCTGAGCGTCAAAAAGCAATGGATGCAATCGCCGTTAAACGCGACGAAGAATTTCAAGAGGAAGTGGAAGATGTTCTTGCGTCTGAAGAACCACAAGAAGAAAAATCTGTTGAGGAAGAGTCTTCACCATTTTTTAAAGATGGAGACTCGTGGTATACCACTATAAAAGTTGATGGTGAGGATATACAAGTACCATTTGATGATCTAAAAGCATCCCACCAGAAAGACAAGGCGTCCCAAAAACGCTTTGAAGAAGCCGCTGAATATGGCAGAAAGGTTCAAGAGCGAGAAGCTCAACTTAATGCGTATGTTCAGAATATGCAAAAGCAACAGACCAAAGAGGTCAAAAAAGAAGTGCCGCCATCGGAAGACGCGGTTCCAGAGAAGGGGGAGAGTGATTCTGATTTAATTAAACAGTATCATCAGGCCCTTTATGAAGATGATGCGGATAAAGCCGCAGAATTGTTTACTAAAGCCTTGGGACACAGGGGGCGCAGTCAACCTGCTACCCAGAATGTCGAAGAGGTTGTTGAACAGGTTCTAGGTAGAACCTTAGCGCAGCAGCGAGCGCAGACTCAAAGACAACAGCAATGGGCTTACCAGAAGTCACTTGAAGATGCAGTCAAGTGGTTTGATAGCGAGTATCCAGATGTTGCTGGGGTTTCTGAGTTGCGCGCAGTCGCGGATAATCGAACCGTTGCCCTTACCGAGGAACACCCCGATTGGACACCAAAACAGATTATGCAAGAGGCTGCTGAATCGACGCGACAATGGGCGAAAGAATTTCTTTCCCCAAATAAAAACGAAAGGGTGGAGCGCAAAAAGAAAATTGTGCAAAACCCAAAGGCGGCCACTGGCTCCTCAAAGATTGGTGAAGATGAACCCGCTCCTTTGAGCACTTCAGATATCATCAAGGAAATGAAGGAATCTAGAGGCCAAATGTTATAACAATTAGGAGGTAGTAAAAATGGCTGGACAAGTATGGTCAGTTAACACCTCCGGTGGTTATATGTATGCCTTAAATCTTAGCCGTCAGCTAAGAATGGCAGTACAGCCTATTGTCAAGTTTAGACAGTTCTGTGATGTCAAAGATGCAGCCCATCAAGGTTTGCATCGAGGCGATACATTCCATTGGAACGTGTTCAGCGATGTTGGAACCCAAGGTTCTACACTTGTTGAAACCAATACTATTCCGGAAACTTCTTTCACGATTTCTCAGGGAACCATGACCATTACGGAGGCTGGTAACAGCGTTCCGTGGACTGGTAAGTTGGATGACCTTTCTGAGCAGCCCGTGGCTGAAGTAATTAGGAAAGTGTTGAAGACCGATGCCAAGAAGGCTTTCGATAATCTTGCTTCTGCACAGTTTAATAGCGCAGCTTTACGAGTTGTTCCTACTGCTGGCACCAATACGTCTGCGGTCACCTTGACCACAAACGGAACTGCCACGCTTACGAACAACCTAGCGATGGGCAAAGAACATGTGAAGTCGATTGTCGATACCATGAAAGAGCGTAATATTCCCGCCTATACGGGTGACGACTATTACTGCATTGCATGGCCTACAACTTTCCGCGCATTCGTAGATGATATTGAATCCATCAAGCAGTATGTTGATCAGGGTTTTCGTATGATCATGAATGGGGAAATTGGTCGGTACGATGGAGTACGGTTTGTTGAGCAAACATTCAAAGCGAAGGGTAGCATTGGTACAGCGGCTACTGCGTGGACGAATGGTTTGTCTGACTGGATCGTGTTCTTTGGAGAGGATACTGTTGCTGAAGCGGTTGCAGTCCCAGAAGAAATGCGGGGTAAAATCCCGGGTGACTATGGGCGTGATCGTGGCATCGCTTGGTACTATCTAGGCGGCTTCGGTATCGTACACACACAAGCAGCCCAGTCACGTATTGTGATTTGGGACAGCGCAGCATAGGAGGATTATTATGAGTTATTCTGATCCTAGAGAGTATATCTACCAAGATACGGTAGAAACTGATTTTGCTGCTGGCACTGGTACTGCTTGGAGTTTTAAAGGCCCAAGTGGTAAGCAGGGTAGTTTGAAAAATATCGGTGTGCATGTAACTGAAACTTTCGCAGATGATACGATCACTGGAAAAGTTTTGCTTGGCACGACTGGTGATCCAAACTACTATGGTCAGCTAGAAATCGCTGATGGTACTGCAGCTACCGATACTTGGAATAACCAAGACGACTCTAATTGCGTTCTTGTAGAAGCTCTTCCTACCGATACACAGATTGAAGTTACCTATGTTCAGGCGACTGATTCTGGCACGGCTGCTGGTAAGGGTTATGCATACGCTGAAGTCGAATGGTATTAAGGAGGT